TTAACGAAAAAAGAGGGTGTAATTGTACCACCCTCTTGTATTTATTCTACCAAACTTTCACGTTTAATCTGTACTTGTTTTACATCTGTCAGAGTTCTGTAATTTGTATGAGTATCATCAACATCATAAAAACTCATATAGATTTCTCTTTTCATTATATGATACTGACAAGGAATAGTGAAGAAAAGCGTACCACTTTGTACAATTACTGAACTATCAATAACGCTATATCCTGCACCATCACCGATATAACTTGTGCTATCTAAAGCAGCTATAAGATATTCTGTACCGTCACATTTAATGGTAGTATTGCCGACAGGTGCAATCACTGTATTTCCCCAGATGATTCTACTTTTATTACCGTCATAATTTGTCACAATATTCCAAACACTACCAGGAGTTAACGCCCAGTTAGGACTAAACCTAACATTAGCATTTACGTTAAAGAAACTCGGATTACACGAACCAGTTTTCAAAGCTTCAGAAACGTAAAGCCCTATCTTCGAATATCCTATCTCATTCGGGTGAAATCCGTCAGCACCCATAAGTCCATCAGAATGAATAGAATACTGTACGTTATTTAAGTAAAACCAGTCAACCTTATTATACTGATACGCTTCACACACCTTGTTTAATTTTTCCCAGTTAGATGAATTAACATCCCACCCAATCATTCCGCAAAAGATTTTAGCGTTAGGAAATTTACTTTTCGCTTTATTGTAAAAACTCATTTCAGCCGTTTGTATTGCGTTAATGTCGCTTGGTTCATTATATCCACCGCACACGATTATATTTTTTACACTCTCTGGCGTATCAACTTGAACACTATCAAGTAATGATTCAAAAGTATTATTTGTTACTGCGAAACCAGAACCGCCACGACAGTTTATTACATAATCTGTAATTCCACAATTTTCGATAACATAATTTATCCACGGCTTAATAGTGTAACCATTTATAGCACCAGTATTATCGAATATTGTGGTATATCCCTCGCCGTAACTATCACCAATGAAAACAGTATTACCGGATAAATCAAGTTGTCCGAAACTTTTCCACAGTCTTTTAATTTCTTCTTTAGATTCAGCATCACTGATAAAAAGTTCTGTTCCAGATAAATCAATTTTTTCAATATATTTTTTCATTGTTTACCACCTACATTATTCATTTGCATACACGAATAAAGTTTTACTTTCTTCGTTATATGACGCTTTTAACAACACTTCGTCTTTGTGCTCATTAATCCACTGATTGAAAAGCTGTTCCGTGTTATTTCCGATAAAATTTACTGCATCAATCGTTTTATTTAAAACGCCTACAACGTGTGTTAAGCATTCATAATACGATAACGATTCATCGAACACACTAGGTAAAACTGGTGTAACCAACGGAAAACACATGTGTGTAATGTTCTCATATCCTGTCATTTTTTCACCTCGCTACCATAAATTTAAAAATAAGTCGTTAAACTCTTCAATAATCATCATATCTATATTTAGAAAAGTTTCTCGATATTCTTTTAATAAAGCACTGTAATTTTTACTACCTTGTTTGCCTACGATTGTTTCAATGTATTCGTCTGTTGTATTCGCTTCTGTTTTGTTAGTATTTGTTTCATTGTTAACGCTATTTGTATTTGTATTTACATTTGTTGTGTTTTCGTCAATGTTTTTTCTAGCATTCGTTAAATAAGTTTCATTTTCAACACCTGTCAATGCACCCTGTGGTGTGTCACTATATAAATCACGATTTACACCATTACTTTGTGTAACACTGTTAGCATTAATTGTTGAGTTGTTAGCGGTTCTGCTATCACCATTGCTAACTGTATTACCTTTACCTTTGTGCTCTCTTGTCAAATCAACATCAAAAAATGGATTAAATTTAAGACCACATGATTCATATAACTGATTATAATACGGCATAATTTCTTCCAGTTTTGTGTTCATCCATAACTGCCACACTCCAAAAGTTTCAGCACCGATTTCACGCAAGTAAAAATGTTTCAGTATTTTTGAACAAATTATCTTTCTATAATTCTCATCAAAAAAGGTTACTTTTGTTGTAAAGATTTTATCCCATGATTTAGATATTATTTCATCAACTGAAAAAGAACCCATGCTTTCATTTAACCCGCTTTTACTTTCACAGATAAATCTAACTTGCGTTGTATATTTACTCAAGAGTATCACCACCTAACGTATCATTTTCAATATCTGTACTCTGAAAATCTTCTCTGTAATCAACAGTTATATTCAATCCAAACATTCTATTGATTTTTTTAACCGCTCTGCGTCTGCTTTCAAGTCTTGAATACCGGCTAGCAATCGTTCCACCTTGGTTTCTGATAACCTCATCTGTAATCATACGCTCTTTCTTTGTAGTGTTGATATTTGAAATTCCTAAATAAGTTAGTGCTTCATTCCAGATTTTAACTTTTAAGTCATAAATTTTATCACTAACAAAAGGTGCGTCTGTTTTTAACACGCTGAGACTTTTAATATCCAGATTGCTGTCACCAAAGATAACAGGGTAATTACCATCATATTGCATGTAAAGATTTTTCATAGTCAACTTTTGTTTTTCATCACAAGTTATTAAAACAGGTGTTTTTTGAGCGTTCGTATTAATGTCCACAATTCTATCAAGATTGTATAACCTATATGCAAACATTTGTACATCAAGTGCTGAATTAGTTCTCAGCATATTATTCCAGATAATTACACTATTGTCTTTATTAAGAGTTGTTTGAAATTGGTTATATCTACTATACGCTATTCGGCTAGTAGGTTCGCCGTAAATATCGAATCCGCCATGATAAGTCATGTTTAAAGCTAATTCGCCAATTACATCATCTTTGAAAAACACCATACAACCAGAAGAAAAAAGTCCTAGTTCTAAATATCTCTCATCTACGGTATCTGGCAAATTTTTCCATTCAAACATTGACATAGAGAGTTCCTTTAACCTGTTGTAATATTGTACATAAGTAGCACCATTTGCCATTAATGTATCATGGAACGCTTGATTTTTTTTTTTCTTCATTCTCTCACCTCATTATACTGGACGATTGTCAAGCGAATAATCACCTACTTCATTTCCGTTTTTCCAGAAAGTAATACCGCTATTGTAAATATTTTCTATTTTTCTTAAATCATCAGCAGGTGCACTTCCTGTTATAGTGGCATCAATGGTTTTAATATAATTCCAGTGTGGTCTTGATGAAATGTTAGGTGATTTCACACGATTAGTTGCATATCCGTACATTGTGAAATAGTCATCAATAATTTTAGCTGTTTGAGCATTTATTGACATTCTACCACCGAAAAAAGTTTGTTCACCGTTTGCACAACTCATACTCCCGTGATTTAGGTTACCACGCCCGATATCAGAAGCTATTGATGCTCTATAACCATTTGAAAGCAATGACCCTGCTGTTTTTGTACCACCAACAGCTATGTTTTGAAGTCCATTAAACGCAAGACCCGAAACAGCGTTTATTCCAAAATCCAATATCTGTGGCACACCTTGTTGTGCAAACCACGCCTTGAAAGCATCAATAACAAACGAACACTGTGGGTAATTGTCAAGCGTTAATGATTCTGTCATAAGTGGGTTATACTCAGTCATCCCTTTATAATGTAATGGTCTTAACTGAACTTGCACAGGTGGAGTAATAGTTCCTGTGATTCTGAACTCAGGAATTAAGTTATTGCAAAATTCATACCTTATAATTAAATTTCCACCGTTTGTATTAGTCACGTTGAAGAAATTATAAGGGTAAGTATAAAGTTTATTGTTTATCGGCTTATACCCATTTAATGTATGATTTTTGTTTAACTGATATGAGGAAACTCTTGTACTTTCAGCTTCTTTATTATATGAAAGAATAGTTCCACCATTTTCAATTACACCTCCCATGTTAAAAAGAGGACACATGTACATTGCAACTATCGAATCATAATTTTCAGTATAACCGTCAATAAAATTTTTTAAGCTTTCAATGTTTGAAGCGTCTACCTTAAAAGCATGTGCAACGCAACCAGAAAAAACACCATCAAGTAAAGTACCACTTGTGTTATTAGTGTCATTCACTAGTGCAACAACGCCTAGTTTCTGCAAGTTTGGCAATAGGTTATTATTATCGTTGAAAAAATATTCTCCTGTGTCGACATTTTCCGGCACGATATTTTCTCCTATTTCATCTGTTATGCTGTGTTCACGTTCTACAAAACAAATGTCCGGTGTTGCATTGAAAAACCATGTTTGTATTGCATCTATTTCAAATTGAATTTCTGACGTAACATCATTGATATATTCTATTGATAAAATAAATGCATAAAACCATTTGTCGCCATAGGCTGTATTTTGAAACATAAGATAATTACAATCGTAAATAGAATCAGCTTTAATTCCTACTCTTGCATAACCACGTTTTACACGCTGATAGGTATAATTTATTAAATTATATTTTTGTCTACTGATAAAATAATCACGCTGTGCCTGTGGTGTTTCAAAATAAATTGTGTGTTTATATGTGTTATCAAGTGGCACGTTTTTTAAAAGTCTTATATTTGTACTTGGTTCAATATACATTATTAATCCCCTATTAATGCTAAAAACGTTATTGATTTGCCCGCGTCACTAGATGTCACTTTATCAAGAAAATAAATATTAAATCTTTTTTTACCTGCATATTCTATAACGCCCTGTGAAGCAATGCAACCGTTTCTTTCTGAAAAATCATTTTCTAAAACAATTATAAATTTTATTTGTTCGTCAAGAACAAGCTGACTGCTTCCACCCTCAACATGATATATGTCAGTCTCATGTCGCCCACCAGCTGTTATAGTATCAGTGATAGTCTCCCATCTTGCATTTTTAAAAGGAAAAAACGGAAACATATTTCTTTCATTTTCGGACATACTATTTATATAATCCGCTGATAACTGGTTATTATCACTTCTTATATTTTCCCCAACACTACCGTGAACCACACCTTTTCTATCAGTAAAATCACTCTTATTAATTTTCTGCTCTGTCATATTCCCTCTTTTCTGAGGGTGGAAAAAAACCACCCTCTTAAAAAGTATTATATTATATTATATTATATTATATTATTTTTACTTCTTTGTAAGAACAACGCTCAAGCCGACATTGCTGTTTGCGTTAATCTTATTCGTGCTATTCGTATAAGTAGCACCGCCGTTTTCAACCACAATCTGAATCTGTGAACTGTTTCCTGCCGGAATCATGTACGCACCGTAATCATGAACGGCAATACCATTTGTAACCAATTCCTCAGTCTGAACAAATTTAGCTACGTTTGGTGAAAGTTTAGCACCGTCAACACTTGCCTCAACAGTTAAAACAGTCGCATTATCAGCGGTTGTTTTACCGACAATTTTAGCAGTAATTGTATCAGGCAATGCTACATCTTCGGTATCCACAAATACAATAGCATTTGCAAACGGGTTGTGTGTTACGATTTTCCAAACATGATAGAAATAATTCCACTCCATTGTTGAAGCCATGTATTTTTCTGTAAACTTGTTCAGTTTATCGTACACTTGAAACCACTCTTCATCAATCAAAATGGCTTTTACATGTTTCATCAAATCGAGTTCAGCCTGCGTTACCTCTTCAAGACCGTCAGATTTCTCACGAATAGCAATAAATCTGTCGTTGTCAAAGGTAGCAAAATTATCGACTAAGAACAGCCGACCCATAAATTCAGCTTTGTCCATATTGAAAGCGCCTGCCAATACTTCAATGTCGTATTTTGCATTGAACATAGCGTCCATGAAAATAACCTGTCTCTCTTTTGGTGTAGTATTTTTTACACCGGCTTCGTTATATTCAGAACTCATGAATGGTAACATGTTTGAATGACCTCTGAACTGAATGCCTGCATCAGCTGTTTTTGTTCCGTCACCGATAGAAACTGGGTACATTTTACCGTGTGAAACTGCTTTAATAATAAGATACTTGAAAAGTAAATATTCATCATAATTACTTGATGTGTAAATAGCATCCACCATTTTAGCAATTAAATTGGTAACACCGTCGGCAGAAAGAAAAGCTAAATTTAAGTCACTCTCGTTGATAGTTTCTGGATAAACAACACGCCAGTTAATAGCGTAAAATACCGATTTTACATCTGGGAAATTTCTCTGAAATTCTCTAGCTTTTGCCGATTCTTCGTCATAAATCTGTACATTCACAAGTGAAACAAAAATGTCCTCGATACTTTCACCGTATTCAAGATAACCTTTTTTAAGGATTTCATAAGGATTGTTGAAAGTTGCTGAACGTGCTTTCACCAATGCAATTCTGTTCACAAGTGCGTTCAGAAACTGATTACTTAATGAAGTTGAACCAAAAATAATTTCACCAACTCGCGGAATATCCGCTTCTTTTTCAACAACAGGTACTGCGTTCTGATACTCAAGTCCTGCGTTCTGTCTGATTACATTTAAAATATCTCTTGTCGTAGCATTTAACGTGCTAACTGCAACTCTTTTTGGCATTATAACACCCCTCTCTTACTCAAATAAATCTTCAAATTTTTTCTTTTCTTTTTCTTCTGGTTCTTCAATCTCATCTTCTTCAACTTCTTCTTTTGAAGTGAAAAATCTGTCACGATATTTTTCACGCCATTTTTTGTCGTTTTCTTCATATTTAGTTTTCCAATCTTCTGTGTTTGAAAAACTTTCAAGCGTATCAGAAATATCTTCGATAAACTCAATCGCTTCGTCACTATCATCTTCTCCGATTCTTTCTCTAACTTTTTTCATGATTTCATCAACCGTTTTAACTGCCATTATATCACCTCTTTCTTGCATACATCCATATTGGCATTTTTTTCTTTTTTGTGGGTGTTGGTGGAACAGGTGAACCGCTGAAAACTTCATACCATTTTAATGCTAATTGTTGCCTTAATTCAGTATGATTTGTAGCAGGGTTTCTATCTGGTCTTTCATACGCAACCATAAATAAAATAGCAAGCTTATCTGATGACCATCCGAGCGTATTTTCTTTGAACTCCTGTGCTGTAATACCTACCATGTCTGCGGTCGCCCCGCTAGGTATATAAGGTGTTATAAAAGCGTTTGTTGTATACCATTGATTTTCTAGTATAAATAATTCACCATCTAAGCAATTACATTGCACTGTTCCGTCTGTATATGGCGATAAATTTAGTGAATTACATGCTTCAATTAAATCGTTTTTTGGTGTCCACTGAAAAATACCGTACCCTGTTCCACCATCTTCTTCAAATTCTGGATTGATACCACTCTCAGCTTCTGCATTTCCTGCGAGTGCTGATATGGTTTCTAAACTGTAGCCTAGATTACTAAATATTCCATAAAAAATATAAGCGTTATTTAGCGTTTCTGCTTCGGTTAAATGTGCGTTTTTTGAAATCCATTCAGCCATTATATTACATATACCTTTGAATTATAAATAGCACATATCCATCCACTCGGAATTTTAATCCATGTATTACAAGATTTGTCTATTGCTATTTCTTTGCATGTAACTTTTGTTCCACTCATTAACTGACCTCTTGAATTAGCGTGTTTTCTTCCATCAAGTGTAAGATCGTTAGCGTTTTTCCTTTTGCTTTTTACATCTGGTTTGATTCTAACATTCAAGTTGTCAACCGCAACAGTGTAAATGTTACCCACTTTATAACAATTATATTTGTTTGTTTCTTCTTCACAAACACGTCTTGCACAAACTAAATCTAATCGTCTGTATAAGCTTGAAATAACTACGCCCCTACCTTTATTATTTTTCGTGTTTTTCGATGAGCCTATACTTTCAATCATTAATTCATTGCCAAGATAAATAGCGCAGTGTGTTATTTTTGTTTGTGATTTTCCGAAGAAAAGCAAGTCACCACTTTTAATGGAATCTAAAGAAACAGATTTACCGATTAAAGAATAACCCTGTGCTGTTTTTCTTGTAGTTTCATAGCCAGAATCTTTCAATGATATGTACATTAAACCGCTACAATCCAACCCACCCTCTTCCAGACTTTCACCGCCCCATACATAAGGTGTACCAACATATTTTTTTGCACTATTGATAAGTGTATCTGCTTTCATTATTTCCCTAACCTCTCGATCAAAGTATTCATTTTTTCAAGTGCCACTGTGTTATTAGAAATAACAGTGCTTAAATTGTCGACTTCGTCTTTGTGCTGTGTGTTTAAATCGTCAATTCTTTTGTTCGTCTGGTCGTACATGTATTTTACAAAATATGCCATCGTACAACACGCTACGACAGGAAATACATAATTTCCCAACAGACTTAAAAAATCTGCACCCATAGTTTCACCGCCTTTCATAAGCTAATCTTATAAGATAATAAGTTTTTCTTATAAATGAATTGTAGCACATATATTGACAATTTGCAATAGTTATGCTATAATTTATTAATAAGAATTTCTTATGAAGTAATAAGTTTTACTTATAAAGAGGTGATTATAATGAGCGAAAAAGAATACTACGATGGTACTAAACTTTTGTCGTTAAAAGACTTAAACGGAAATACACCAGAGATTTATATGTGCACCGGAAATAGAACAGGTGGAAAGACAACCTATTTTAATAGATTGTTATTGAATAGATTCAAAAAAAGACAACAAAAATTTGCACTGATTTACAGATATAATTATGAATTAGATGATGTTGCGGACAAATTTTTCAAAGATATTCACACATTGTTTTTTCCTAGTGATGAAATCACTAGCAAATCAAGAGCAAAAGGAATATACCATGAACTTTTTTTAAATGACGAAAGTTGCGGGTACGCTTTAACTTTAAACAGCGCTGACCAGATTAAAAAAATGAGCCATCTTTTTTCTGACGTAGAAAATATGTTTATGGATGAGTATCAGAGTGAGACAAATCATTATTGCAATGATGAAGTTAAGAAACTAATTTCAGTTCATACCAGTCTTGCCAGAGGGCAAGGAAAACAGGTAAAATATTTACCACTTTTTATGGCTTCAAACAGTGTTAGCTTAATCAACCCTTATTACAGTGTTTTAGAAATAGGAAATAGACTAAGGAATGATACTAATTTTTTAAGAGGTGACGGTTTTGTTTTAGAACAGTGTTTTATAGAATCAGCATCAAGAGCACAACAGGAAAGCGGTTTTAATAAAGCGTTTTCAAAGGATTCATATGTTGAATACTCAAGTCAGAATGTTTATCTAAATGATAATTATGCTTTTATTGAAACGCCAAAAGGTGAGAACAAATATATTGCCACCCTTATTTATAAAGGGCAAAAATATTCGTTACGGGAATACAGGGATATAGGAATCATCTATTGTGGAAAGAATTATGATGAAAGTTTTCCGTTTAAACTTTCAATCACAACAGCAGACCACAATGTAAATTATGTTATGCTGAAATCGAATGAATTTTTTATTTCAAATATGCGATATTATTTTGAAAAAGGTTGTTTCAGATTTAAAGATTTACAGTGTAAAGAAGCCATCTTAACTGCTTTATCATATTGATATCTTCTTATAATGTTTTTCATGTCACAACTAGGACGCACGGTTGAAATTATACTGCTAGTGTGAATCGCGGTTTTGCGAACCGTCTTGAATGACTTATAAGATAAAGATATAAAAAGGACGAATTGTAAAATCCGTCCTTTATTTTTAAGTAAAAATGTATATTTCACTCATGCAAGTAGAATTTTGAACAATGATAGATTCTATATTCCACGATAATTCGACTAATTTATTGATACACTGAGTATAATTAATCACTCTTGAAATCGTTCTACCATTTTTAATAATATCATAATAGTTTTCTTCATACTTAGGCGCGTAAAATTTAATTTTTCTTTTAATTTCGTCAACTGTGTAAAGACCCTTATCCGGTAAATGACAAATTTTATCACTACGATATAATAAAGTAAATAATTTTCTGTTTAAGTCCTCGTAATTTTCAAATTCAATTTCTAATTTCATTCATGTTTATCCTCTTCAATAAAATTTTCTAAGCACTCATCAGCATACGGACAAAATAAACATGCGTGTAAACACTGACCGTCAATCCATTTTATTTTTAATATCTTAAAAAACTGTTTTAATGTTACTTTTTTCATCATTTAATTTCACCTCGATTTCTATTGTTTCACCGATTAATTTTTCAGTGCTATATTTTACTACTTTTCCTGCTAGTAAATTAGCTATATCGTTCACAGAAAAACCAATTAATACTTTCAATTTTTCACCTCATTTCATAAAAAGTTTCTGTCAACAAAACGCCACCCTTTATTCTTTTAGGGAGTAATTTTCCGGGTATTTTTAACCCAACTTTAAAATCAGACATACTTCGTTTTGTTTTTAAAAAATCAACTTTTTCTTTTGTTTTTAAATCGACTTTTGTATCTTCCAACGTGTGCTCTGTCATTGATTGAATAAATAATTCCTTGCAAGTATCTGGCATTCCGGCACATTTGACGTTGTAATACGGGTTATTTAAAGGCTTTAAATCTTCGTGTGTAACGTGTTCAATGTATGTTTTTTGACGGGTAAAAATAGCTTCATCCCATGAGCTTTCTAATTTCCACGCACAGAAATTTGTCGGGTGCACCTTAATACCTTTTATTTCATCTGGTAACAAGTCACAATGTATGCTGTCTGTATCAGCGTAAATAAAACCTTTTTTGTCAACACCATAATAATTTTTTTGAGCGGCTCTTATAGTGAAATTTCTTGCGTAAGAAGTGATAGCCGCACCGCTGGCAATATGACCGGCTTTCTTTTCATGTTCCGTGGAAGTGATAAAACCTATGTTACCATTTTCTTTCAAATATGCTACTTTAAAACTTGAATCGTCATTACTTGCTAATTTACCGTATAAGTTATTCAAAAAAAGTTTTGCTTCTGTTCTCTTTGCACCTTTACTTGTCTCTTTAATTTTCCTGTATTTGTCAATGTATTCGTCAAACATACCTGTCAGTGAATAAAACCAACAACCATCTAAAATTTCAAAATCAACTAAGTTATAATGTTCTTTTATCAATTCAAAATCAATCATTGATAAAGTTAAGGTTACACGCGTATCACATTTTTTACCAGAATATTTTTCGATATATTCAGAATAATATTGCTGTGTTTCTTTATCATAATAATCTGATGTTGTCAAAGATTCTGTACTTTTATATAAGAAAGAATCTTTTATCTGAATAAATGGCAAATATCCATCTTTTAAATAAAATCTTGTTTTTACTCTTAAATAATAAAAACCGTCTCTTTTTTGTACTTCTTTTGGAATATAATTGCCTGACCAGAAAATTGCATATCCGTATGGATATTTATTGCCAGATTCAGAGTGCATCATAGATGGGTAAAGTGAGTTCACATCTGCTGTTGTACCGTTCCTTTTAATCTTATTTTCTTTACCCTTTACTAGATAGCACCAACCACCTCTGTATGCTTTACGAATATAAGCATCTGCGTTATCATAACCGTATATACTTTTATCAATTTCTTGTTGCGTCAAGTCTGGAAAAAGAATATTATAATCTGTTTTTGAAACGATTCTTTTAAACTCAGATAAACAACAACTGCCTATCGTTAATCTATCATGCCCCTCATCGAAAAGAATTTCAAGTGCTTCTTTTACAACTAGAACGTCATTTGCAATGTATCTTTTTTCATTATCTGTAATTTCACATCCTGCAAACCTTTTTCCCTTGTATTCCATTTCAAGCTTTTTATGCTTAGTGCCAAACGATTTTCCTATCTGTTTTACCGAAAAAGGAAGAAGTTTCAATGAATCTCTGACTTGAATTATAATACCGTTTACTTTAATAGTGAACGTGTACCATTGACCCATCTTTGAAATTGAATACTTAAATGTATTATTTTTCATGTCTTTTTCATCAAGCCATTTATAGGATGTTTTTTCAGCATTCAAAATTTGATAGGCTTGTTTAAATTTACATTTATTAATAAAATAATCAAGCCAGAAAGAACCATCAAATTTTAAATTGTGATAATAAACACAAATGTTTTCACGGAATGACTGCAAATATTGAAAAGTTGCGTCAATACTTTTTAAAATAACTACATTATCCGTATTCATTTCAACTATGGCGGACGCCCATACTTCCGTAGATGTTTGATTGTGAATTTCTTCATCAACAGTTGTTTCAAAATCACCGACAAAATAGCGATATTTTCTTTCATGCATTAATAATCAACAAACTCCTCATAATATTGATTCAATTCTTCAACCATTTCAGCTTCTTCAAACGATAACGCTGAACCCTTGAGTATTTCTGCTAATTCATTAAATGAGGCTATAATTTCAGATTCGTTACTGTCATGCATTATTTTATCTAATAATACTCTTATTCTATCCTTATTATCGTTTAAATAATTCGAATACTTTTCAAACGTATTATATTGCGAAGCTATGTCCGCACGATCATTAATCAGAGAAATTAAAAAGTTTTTATGTGGTGTAAAATCAATAAAAACTTCATATGAAATATAGCGACCGTTTGGCAATTCATTTATCATAGAAATAATTTCAGCTATAAAATCAAAAGTTGGTGTTTTTTCCTGTTCTCTTTTTTTCTGCTCTGCTTTTCTTTTTCTAGTTTCAGCACCTTTTTTCGCTGATGCTGAACGCTCTAATTTACGACCTTGTAAACCTGTTAATTTTTTACCATGTGATAATTCACCTGTGTATTCAGCACTGGCGTATAATTTTTCTGGTGTTATTTTTTTCAATCTTTCGACTGATTCTTTTCTAAACCGCTTCGGTAATTGTGGCTCTTTGAAGCTAAAAGAATAACCTCTTTTCTCTGCTCGACTTATGAAGCGTTTTATTCTTTTTATTTCATTTTTATATTGGTTCTTATATGTCATTTTTCCTGCACCTCATAAAAGAAGCGAAGCGGTAATAACCGCCCCGCTTTTAGCACTGCATCAAATTCATATTACATTAAACTATTAACGTCTAAGACGCAATTAATAAAATCACGTCCTGCTTTGGTTTCACCAGATTTCTTAATGATAGAAAATCTTTCGCCGTCCATCAGTTCAAAGATTTCAAGGAATGACCGCTTGAATGTTGCTGACTGACAAGCGTATACCTGTTTTGTTGGCGTGATAATAGAAAGAATATCTGTTTCTTCGCCGTTCTGGCTTATATCCTTGAATAAGATATATCCGTCAACAGGAATCGAAGTCTCATCATCTACGTTTTTCAATGAAATAACGTCTGGTGAAGATGTCATAAGATAAATTTCTACTTTGGAAAAGTCTCTTGAATTTTCATAAATCTGCATTTTTTATTTACCTCTCTTTTCTAGTTTTCTTCTTTTTTTGTTTTTACAATTTCATGTGCGTACTGGATAAAAAGGCTCTCTGGCATTCCCATTAAACACTCTTTTTCCTCATAGTCTACAACGTCTACGCATTTAAGCGTATCAGTGTCGTAAATCTCTTTTGTTTTTGCAAGCATGTTACTTTTCTCTTTGTATGTGCGAGGAAGTGTGACCTCAATATTTTTAACCTCACCGATAGTTGTGTCAACACACATTACTACGCAATGTGTGCTTTTGATTGTTCTTGTAACCATGTTTTCTTTTCTCATTGTTTTTTACCTGCTTTCTTTTTATTTTTTCTTTTTTTTGCCTTACGACGATTCCTGCCTTGGGATTCGAACCCCTATAGCCCAACTTCACGGCAGAAACTATATTTTCAAGGAAAGGAAAAAAGACAAGTACCTTTTGTTTGGTACGATATTATAATATCACATATTATAATAATTGTCTATTTCTTTATTCTTATGATATTATAAGCGGCACTTATAATAGATTATTAGCAACAACTAACTTGCTATATTTTACAGAAGTCAGTTAATCGGGACTAACTCTTAATATTCTGATAAATTCATCAAGATAGCATTTTCTACCGTATCTATAAAAGTAGGAAATGCCGTTTTTGTCAAAGTGCGTGGTTACACGCCTAGGCTTAATTAACTCGTTTCTGTCATTAAGGTTAGCTACTACGAACTCACAAGTGCCTACGTCAAACTCGTCCGGCTGATATATTGCTATTGCTGAAAAAGCTGACAGTGACAGAATAGCAATAGGCGTTTGTGATTCGTACCTCTCACAACGTGGCGTTTTTTCTGTAATTTTTCTCATTTTTTCTTTTCCTCTTTTCTTTTTTATTTACCTTGCGGTAATCCTGCCTAGGGATTCGAACCCATACAGTCCAGTTACGCGACAGGAAATATTATTAATTTGCATATTTTGCAGAAGCAAGCCAGAAGCCCTGCATCATGTTATACATTGCGTTGTAACATTCCTGCTTTGTGCCAACGGCATATATTGTGCCGTTGTTAGCATTTACAACGTGTGAATAGCCATTATAACGTCTAATTTCAATGCGCTGTCCTGTCAATTCTGATAAATAATCGGCTCTTTCTCTTAAATATTCTGTTGTCATTTCATTTTTTCCTCTTTTCTTTTTATTTACCTTGCGGTAATCCTGCCTAGGGATTCGAACCCATACAGTCCAGTTACGCGACAGGAAATCACTTATTTATAAATGGCGTTATTGGTGATTTCACTGAACCAATCCTCTATGTCGATGTGCTCCTTGCTATATGATGGTTTTGTATAATCGATAGCAATTTCTTGTATTAAGGATTTATAACAAATTGCTTTATTATAACAATATTCGTACAATTCGTTATTACCATCTTTATTATATTGTATTGCATTTTTAACTAATCTTTCAATTTCTTTTTTTACGTCATTTACCTTAATTGTTTTTCTCATTTTTCTTTCTCCTTTTGTTGATCTTTTTTGTTTCTATAATCATTATATCAGATTGTACCAAAAATGCAAGTATTTTTTGTACTTTTTACAGCTAAAATATAAACAAAAAACAAGCATATAATTTGTGCACTTTTCGGGAGAAATGAAATTGTCAGAAAACTTACTATCCTCT